GTTAATCGTTTTTTTGATTTAGATTTAAACAAAGCATTTAGTGATCGTATTTGTTCAGCAGTTGATCCATTTAATCAATTAGCTTTATGGTTATATCCTTCTGCATCAAACACATCTAATACAACAGGTGTTTGTGATAGATTAATTATATATAATTATGCAACGGAAAAATGGTCATTAGCAGAATCTAATGCTTCATTTATATTTTCACAATTCGTTGGTGCTTATACTGTAGAATTGATGGACATTATTTCACAAAATTTAGAGAATATTAATATAGCACTAGATACTGATTTTTGGTCTGGAGGACAATTATTATTAGGTGCAATTGATTCTGATTTTAAAGCTGCTATTTATTCCGGTACAGCAAATGAGATAGAAATTGAAACTTCAGAAGTTGAACTTTATCCTGGTTTTCGTTCTGTAATAGAAGGGGTCAGACCTATTGTAGATGCAGCAGCTACAGTATCTATAAAAACAAGAGAAAGATTAGCTGACAATCCAACAGCAACTGATTATTCTAGTATGCAGACCGATGGCTTAAATCCTTTGAGAACATCTGGCAGGTATATTAGAGCAAATGTAAAAGTAGCGTCAGGTACAACATTCACAAATGCTCAAGGTGTAGATTTTATTAGTTCACAAGGAAGTCAAAGATAATGGCAGATATTATTGATAAAGACATAGATAATGTTAGGTATTCATTTGAGACACAAGAATTTTTTCAAAGACAACTTGAAGAATCTGTGAATAGCCTTATAAATAAAAACAATGTGGAAACCGATAAGGTGTTTTCATGGTTTATTAGTTAGGAGACAAAATGGCAGGTATAAAAGATTATTCAACAACAGCAGGTAATAATACTTCAATAGGTGGTGTTAGTGTTGCAGAGGGAATGTTGCCTTCAAATATTAATAACGCATTTAGAGCAATCACTGCTGATATAAGAGAATTTTATAACGATGCACAATATGTAATTTATGGAGATGGGGATGCAGCATTTACTATTGCTTATGCAAGTGCAGGTTCTTTCACTGTTTCTGGTGCAGATGTAACTACCTTTTATCATACTGGTCGTAGAATCAAAGCAGTTGGATCATCTACTGGCACAATATTTGGAACAATAACAAGTTCATCTTTTTCAACAAATACGACAGTCAATGTAACTTTTGATAGTGGATCTTTACAAAATGAAAGTTTAACTATTTTTCTTGCTATACTTACTAAGACAGGAAATTCTATTCCAGCAGATGTTATAGATGGAACAAAAATTGCAGATGACAGCATTAATTCAGAACACTATGTAGATGGAAGTATTGATACAGCTCATATTGCTGATTTACAAGTTAGCACTGCAAAAATTGCAGCAGATGCTATTACAGGAGCAAAGATTGCAGACGATGCAATTAATAGTGAACATTATACTGATGCATCTATTGATACTGCACATATAGCTGATAGCCAAGTTACTTTAGCTAAACTTGCAAGTGATTCTGTAAACTCAGCTAAAATTGTAAATGATTCTATTGTTAATGCAGATATTAATTCTAGTGCTGCTATAGACGCTACAAAAATACATGATGGTACAATATCTAATACAGAGTTTGGTTATTTAAATGGAGTATCAAGTGCAATTCAAACTCAACTAGATGCTAAACAAGCATCAGATGCTGATCTTACAGCATTAGCTGGATTAACAAGTGCTGCAGATAAAGGTATTCAATTTACAGGTTCAGGTTCAGCAGCTACCTATGATTTAACTACTGCTGGTAAAGCATTATTAGATGATGCAGATGCAGCAGCTCAAAGATCAACTTTAGGATTAGGAACAATATCAACTCAAGCTGCAAACAGTGTATCTATATCAGGAGGAAGTATAACAGGTCTTGGAGATCCATCTTCTTCTGCTGATGCCGCTAATAAAAATTATGTAGATCAACTTATTGCAGGACTTAGAACTAGAATAGTTTGTGAAGTTGCAACAACTGCAAATGTAGATTTAAGTGCTGATCTTCAAAATGGAGATACTATTGATGGTGTAACTCTTGCAACTGGAGACAGAGTATTAGTTAAAGATCAATCTACTGGATCACAAAATGGTATTTACACAGCAGTTTCAAGCGGTACTGCAAGTAGAGATACTGAATTTAATACAATAGCAGAATTATCTGGTCAAATGGTTGTTATCAATCAAGGATCAGCAAATGACAATAAAATATTTTTATGTACTACAAATAATACAGCTTCTTTAGGATCTGACACAATTACATTTACACAAGTTACTCCATCTAATACTGGAACTGTAACAAGTGTTGGAGTAGCAGATTCAGGTGCTGGAGAGTTTACAGTAGGAAGTACACCAGCAACTTCTTCAGGAACAATTACACTTGCAATAAATTCTATTGCAGATTCAAAATTAGCTACTATCAGTACAGCAAACAAAGTATCAGCAACAGCTTTAAACATTGATGGAGCTGATGATATTGGTGCAGATTTAACAACATCTGATTTAATAATTGTAGATGATGGAGCAGGTGGTACTAATAGAAAAGCAGCGTTATCAAGAGTAGTAACTTTAATGTCAGCACAAGGATTTTCAACAGATGATCCAACAGCTCTTGCAATAGCGTTAGGATAATATAAGGAGAAAAAATGGCAAATACATTTAAAGCAATCAACTTCGCAGCAGAGCCTAATTCTGCAGGAACACCATATGTGATGTATACAGCAGCAGGAAGTACAACGACTGTTGTTTTAGGTTTGATACTTTCTAATATTCATACAGCTTCTGTAACAGCAGAAGTGGAATTGGTTAGTACCACAGGAAACAGAGGTGGAGCAAACAATGTTTCAAATGGTACTTCATTCTTAGTTAAGGATGTTCAGATACCTGTAGGAAGTTCATTAGAGATTTTATCTGGTTCTAAAGTAATTTTAGAAGCTGGAGACAAAATTCAAATTGATTGTTCAGTTGCTGATAAAGTATCAGGCACACTGTCAGTCATGGAAATAACATAGGAAATTAAATGGCTTATATAGGTTCAAGACCTGCTGATAAAGCATTAGTTACCTCAGATATAGCTGATGGAATTGTTACTTTTGCTAAAACAACTGGATTTGGTAAAATTGGACAAGTTTTGCAAACAGCAAAGACAGATACATTTACCTCTACATCTACTTCATTTGCAGATATAACAGGATTAAGTGTAGCTATCACACCAACTGCAACTTCAAGTAAAGTTTTAGTTTTTGCACATATAGTTGGGTGTGGTGAAGTTGGAACAAATCATGGTATATTTAGAATTGTAAGAGATAGCACTGCAATTTATGCAGGTGATAGTGCTGGAAGTAGATCATCTGGATTTCATTCTGGTATTGTTTCTGATACAAATAGTGTTGAAGCTGGTACAGGAATATTTTTAGATTCACCTTCTACAACTTCAGCAACTACTTATAAAATTCAAGGTATTACTGAAGGCTCTACTTTTTTTGTAAACAGAAGTCCAAATGATGGAGATTCAAAAGGTAGAGGAAGATTAGCATCATCAATAACAGTTATAGAGGTATTAGTATAATGCTACATTTAGCAATTAAAAAAATTAACCCTGATGCAGAGTTTACAATTAATGGAGATGACATTGATCAAATTACATGGATGAATGGAACAACACCAATTTCAAAAGAAGATATTGAGGCAATGCTTCCAACTGTAGAAGCAGAAGAAGCACAAAAAATATTAGACAAAGAAACAGCAAATGAATCAGCAGTAAATAAACTTAAAGCATTAGGTTTGACTGATGAAGAAATAGAAGCGTTTAGAGGTAATTAATGGCATATATAGGAAGAGGCATAGATAAATTAAGCAACATTGAAAAGCTAGATACTATAACTTTTGATGGTTCTAGCTCTTATTCATTAACTAAAGGCTCTGTTGCATTTACCCCCTCTAGTGTCAATTCACTACAAGTCAGTATTGATGGTGTAGTACAGGCAGGTAACTTTACAGTATCAGGTTCAACCATAGACTTTGGTACTGCGGTTGCATCAACTTCTACAAATGATTTTATCTTTCATTATGGTACAGGACTCATTACTACTCCTGCTGATGGTACAGTAGATGCTGGTACATTAACAGCGGATGTAATTACTGGACATACAGCATTAACTTCTACTCCAGCGGATACAGATGAGTTTTTAATTAGTGATGCTGGTACATTAAAAAGAATTGATTTTTCATTGTTAAAAAGCGGATCAAGTAATTTCTTTTTTGCATCTAAAACCTCTGGTCAAAGTATACCAAACAATACTAATACCAAAGTAACTTTTGACAGCGAAGATTATGACACAGGAAGTGATTTTGCTTCTAGTACATACACTGCTCCTTCAGATGGCAAATACTTTTTTTACACTAAATTATTATATGATAATAGTTCAGGTGAAACTGGTAAATGTTTTTTCTTTAAGAATGGATCAAACTTTGTTGAAACTAGGCATACTTCTCATGGATCAGCCAGAAAAACTTTTCAAATGTCCGCAGTTTTAGATTTGTCAGCTAGTGATACTATTGAAGTATACAAATTTCAAGATGGTGGGTCTGCAAGAGATGTTGATGGTGATAGCAATAGATCAACTTATTTTATGGGATACAAAATAGCATAGAGGTAATTATGGCAACACTATATACAAAAGTTAAATTATATTTAGAAGCAAACTCAAATACATGGGATAATAATGCTATCGTTCTGCAAAATGATGGTAGCGGAGATTATATTAAAACATGGACTGTATCAGGATTAGATAAACCTACAGATGAACAACTAGCATCTTACGAAACTGCTGCAAATACTGAAGAAACAAATTTACAAAATGAAGAAGCAAATAAAGAAACTAAAAAAGCATCTGGTAAACAAAAACTATTAGACTTGGGTTTAACCGAAGAAGAAGTTAAAGCATTGATAGGAGTTTAATCCTATGGCTTTAACAAAAATATCTAATCAATCTTTATCTAGCATCTCATCGTTACCTGCAACATTAGCCACTGGTGCATTAACATTGCTTAGTACACAAACAGCTAGTAGCAGTGCATCCATTAGTTTTACATCTGGAATAGATAGCACATACGATAGTTATATTTTTAAATTTATTAATATTCATCCAGCAACTAACCAAACCTTTTTAACGTTTCAAGCAGATACAGGTACTAATACAAATTATAACCAAACTGTAACAACATCATATTTTACTGCCTATCATAATGAAGGAGGATCTTCTACAGCTCTTACATATAATACAAGTTATGATTTAGCTCAAAGCACAGATTTTATAACGATTGCAGATAGAACTGGAACAGATAACGATCAATGTATTTCTGGCACACTTCAAATATTTCAACCATCAAGCTCAACTTTTGTTAAACATTTTATTGCTGATACAAATTGTTATGAGCAAAGTGATTTTTCATCTAGAGTTTTTGTAGGTGGTTATTTTAATATAACAACAGCTATAACAAGATTTCAATTTAAAATGTCATCAGGCAATCTAGATAGCGGTGTTATCAAACTTTATGGAGTTGGATAATGGCAATTATTAAACATGGTAATAATGCTCTAGCAAATGTAACTGCATTTCCAAGTGCTGTATCAACTGGCAAACCTGTATTAATATCAACTGCTACAGCTTCTAGTTCAGCATCAATAGAGTTTACAAGTGGGATTGATAGTACGTATGACATCTATCAGTTTAAATTTATTAATATTCATCCTGCTACTAACGAAACAGATTTTCAATTTAATTTATCTATTGATGGTGGTAGCAATTATAACGTAACTAAAACAACTACTTTTTTTAGAGCTTTTCATGAAGAAGCTGGTTCAGATAGCAGTGGTCTTGATTATCAAACAGGAGAAGATTTAGCACAAAGCACTGCCTATCAATCTTTAGCAGATAGAGTATCTGCAGATAGTGATGGTTCTTGTTCAGGAACTTTACAATTATTTAATCCTTCAAGCACAACATTTGTTAAACATTTTATGGCAAATTTTAATAGGATGTTTTCTAATCAAAGTATAACAGCAGAAGATTTTATGGCTGGATATGGTAATACAACAAGTGCTGTTAATGCAATAAATTTTAAATTTGCATCAGGCAATATAGACGCTGGAACTATAAAAATGTATGGGATAAGTGCATGAGTATTATAAAATTAAATAATAATGCGTTAAGTGGTTTAACTAGCTTTACTGGTTCTGCTAGTCTTGGTGATATGGTATTCATATCATCTGCCACTGCATCAGATACTGCTAGTATAGAGTTTGATTTAAGCACATACAAAGAATATAGATTTTTTTTTATTAATATTGATCCAGCTACAAATAATGGAAGATTAATGTTTAATTTAAGCACAGATAATGGATCAAATTATAATGTAACAAAAACAACAACATTTGCTGATACTTTTCATGGTGAAAATGATGCAAGTCCAACATTGAGATATAATACTTCTGGTGATCTTGCACAAAGTACATCAGATCAAAGAGTTACAGATCAAGTTGGAAATACAGATGGTGCTGGAGCTGCAATGATGTCATTATTTGATCCCTCAAATACTACGTTTGTAAAACATTTTTTAGGTGTTGCTCAATCTGCAAATGGAGATACTTCTCCAACTTTTACTATAAATAATTATTTTGCAGGTTATGCTAATACAACAAGTGCATTAACTAATATAATATTTCGTATAGATAGTGGAAATATTGCAAATGGTAAGATATTGATGTTCGGATTAAACTAATATAACATGGAGAAATTATGGCACACAAAATAGTAAATGGACAACAGGTAGAACTAACAGCAGATGAGATAGCTGCGATAGCTGCACAAGAAACTGCATGGAATGATGGTGCATTTGATAGAGCTATGGCAGATTTAAGGCAACGTAGAAATCAACTATTAGCTGAAACAGATTGGACTGTTTTACAAGATAATCCTTTAACGCCTGAAAAAAGATCAGAGTGGATGGTTTACAGAACAGAACTTAGAAATATTACTCAAGGTTTAAATACTGTTGAAGACATCAATAATATAGATTACCCAGACAAACCAAATGGCTAATACTTATAAAAATGCAATGTTTGATCTGACAACGACAAACAAAACTACTGTCTATACTTGTCCAGCCACAACAACAGCACTTATAAAAACAGTGCAAGTCACAAATATTGATACAGGTAATATTGAAGTAGAGATGTTTGCTACAGACTCTTCTAATTCTAATGCTGAACATGAATTGGCTCATGTAACTATTAATTCAAAAACTGTAGATAATTTAGCAAAAGGCACAATCGTATTAGAAGCTGGTGATGTTTTAAAATTACAAGCAGCTACAGGAAATAAAATTGCAGGGGCAGTTAGTATTTTAGAAATAGATTTTTAATATGGATATTGTTTATATCCCACCACAAGATATTGACAGAGTATGGGTTATTGCAAAACCTTATGTAGATGATGCGTTGGCTTATTCAAACAGGCATCATCACTCCAATCATTTTAAAAATTTGTTAAAAAAAGGTAAACTTCAGTTATGGATTCTCTGGGATGGCAAAAAAGCTACAACAGAAGAAAAGATTAATGGTGTAGTAGTATCAGAGGTTATTCAACGAAGTATTAAAAAAGTATTTCATTTGCCTATTGTTACAGGAAAAAATAGACAGCAATGGCAACATTTAATTGAAAAACTTGAAGATTTTGCTAAGAAACAAGGATGTGATTTAATGGAATTAGTTGCAAGACCAGGTTGGCAAAAGATTCTTGACAAATATAACTATAAGAAGACTCATGTCGTCTTAGAAAAAACCCTAGAAAAGGAGAAAGACTAAATGTCATTTTTATCAGGAGCAGGTGATACAACTCAACAAACAATTTCAGGTGCTTATGCACCAGCCGTACCAGCATTAGGTCAAGTATTATCAGAAGCAACAAATATTTATAATATGGGTGCAGCAGGATCTGGTTACGTTCCACCAACACAACAAACCTTAACTGGTTTAGCTGGACAAGAACAATTAGCAAATCTTGCACAACAACAACAAGCAACCACTTTAGCTGGTGGTAATCTTAATCCTTTTCTTTCACCAATGTTACAACAATTTGGTGAGGATGCTTACACTACAGTTGCAAGTCAATTTAGTGGTGCAGGAAGAACACCTTCATCACCGGTAGCTCAACAAACTGTTGCAGATATTGTTGCAGGAAAAGCGTTACCTTATGCGTTTCAAACTTACGGACAAGAAAGAGCATTTCAAGAACAGGCATCTAGAAGAGCCCCAACATTGACTCAAGTGGGTGGTGCATTAGAAAATTTACAAAGACAAGAACAGTTAGCACCATTACAAGCATTACAACAATACTCTGGATTGGTGTCTCCAATTGGTTTTGGATTTCCAACTAAAACAACAACAACAGATGTAAACCCTGATTATTTAACAGCAGGTTTAGGAATTGGTTCAATTTTATTAGGTGAGAGAGGACTGTTAGATTACATATTATAATGGCAAAATTACAAAAAATATATTTTGATTTAGAAACTAAATTTAAAGAGAAACCTCTTAAATATTATTTAGTATTATTAATTATAGCGGTGGTATTATGAGCAGTGTCGTAGATACAGTAACGGATGTTGTTTCAGATGTAGCAGGTGGCGTTGAAGATGTTGTAAGCGGAGCAGTAGATGTTGTTGAAGATATCGGACAAACAGTTGTTGATGAAGTAGAAGATTACGATTTTGAAGACGCATTAGCAACTTACATTCAAACCGGTAATCCTTATGCAGCAGCTTATGCTGGTACATCAGGTGATGAAAAAATGGGTTTTGATTATGGTATCAAGGGAGGATCAGATAATGATTCTGGATCTAGTCCTGAACAAACTCCTGAGGTTTCGTATGATCCATCAACAGATTCATTTGGTTTTGCTGATCCTAAAGTTTATGGTGGTGATATGCCAAACGTAGAAGCATATCCTGGTCAATCTATTATAGAACCTTTTGCAACACAAGCTGTGCAAAGTTTCGCTAAATCTGCATTTGAAAAAGATCAAGCAACTCAAGATCAAATGTTAGGTCTAGCAAATTTAACTTTAGAAGGTCTAGGAGGATTACAAGAAATGATCTCCGCAGGTGAATTTGAAAAAACACCATCGTTAAGTTTTTTCAATGTTGAACGACCACAAAGTAATATTTTAGGTAGATATGATCAAGCAAAAGCAAACTTAAATCAAATTATATATCCAGAAGGTTTAATTGGTATGGATGGAAGACTAGGTATTTATGAAAATTATTTTCAAGAGAGAGGGTTAATATAATGGGAATATATGATGATGTAATAAAAAAATATATTTATGGTATGCCTGGCACAGATACAAAAAAATCTACTAGAGGCTTAATTGGTAGCGGTGGTGAGTATGGTAGTGGCACATTGCAAGGATTAATAAGTTCACCTGCGGTTACTCAAGGTGTTGGTTTGTTATCTTTGGGTTTAAGAGGTATTGATCCTGCAACCGCCTTACAAAAAACAAATCAAGTTGCAATACAACAAGAAGCATTAAAAGATAGAAGAAGACAAAGAACATTTATTGATAAATATGCAAGTGAAGTTCCTGAAGCTGATAGAGAATTGTTTAAAGCATATCCAGAGCTTTATATTAAAAGCAGAGGACTGGGTGGTAAACCAAACTTAGTTAATATGGCTGATCCCAAGACAGGCAAAATATCTACATATAATTTAAATAATGCAACTGATTTAGATAAATTTAAAAATGCAAAATCACAAGGTGCTTATGAAGTCGGAAAACCAACAGTACAAGCACAAGATGTTTCAGGTATTACTGGTTTAAGTAAATCAGGTAAAACCACTGCCGAAAAGAAAATACTTGGAGCTGAAGGTTTACAGCTAACCTTAAACATTATGGATAAACAATTTGAACCTGCATTTTTAACTGTTCCAGGTAAAACAAAAGCCGCTGTTGCTGAAGGTTTATCTAAATTTGGTATTACTACTGATGAAGATATTACTAATTTTATAATTAGAAAAGCTGAATGGGAACAAGCCAATCAACAATACTTTAATCAATACAGAAAAGAAATTACTGGTGTTGCAGCAGGTGAAAAAGAGATTGCTTTTTTACAACAATCTATTCCAAATGTAACTGATGCTCCTGCTGTTTATAAAGCTAAAATAAAATTACAAAGAGAGCTTAACAATGAGATTATAGAAAGAAATAAACAGTTCTTACAATTAGGTTTAGAAAGAACAAGAGATGCAAAAGGTAGACCTACTGGTAGATATAAAGAGTTTCTAGAAAAGAATAAAATTAAACCAACACAAGATAGAGTTATAGAATTTGTTAGAGCTTTAAAAAATACAGGTTTTAGCAATGAAGCTATAAAAAATAAATTAGAAAATACTTTTGGGAAAGGTGAGTTTGAAAAATTTTTAAAACCCTTTGAACAAAAGAAACAGACAGGATCATAAGGAATTAAATTATGGAATATGATTTTGATAAACTTTTACAACAAAACCCAGAAAAAAAAGAAGAAGATTCTTCAAAATATGATTTTGAAAGTTTAACTACTAAAAAAAAACAAGATGAAAAACAAACAGATGTTTTAGCAACTACTGCCGATGTAGGAATAAGTGGAACTGTAGGTGCAGGTAAAGGCATTACTTATTTATTAGACCTTCCACAAGCTTTAGTTGATTTAACAGATTTTGCATACGATCAAACTCTTGGAAGATTTAATCTAATTGAGAGAAGATTAAAAACTGATGAGGAAAGACAAAAATTTAAACAATTAAGACAGCGATCAGCACTTAGAGTTGAACCAGGTAAAGCTTTTAGAAAAAATATATTAACTTATCAACCAAGAACAACAGCAGGTAGATATGCTCAAACTATGGGAGAGTATGCTGCACCAGGTGGTTTATTAGGCAAAGGTGCAAAGGCAAAATCAGTTTTAACTGGAACTGGTTTGATCGGTGGTGGAGTTGAAGAAGGTACAAGAGATTTAACTGGTAGCGATCTTTTATCTGTCGGTGCAGGTGTTGGTACAAATTTAGCTTTAGATGTTATTGCTCTATCAAGAGGAAATCCATCAGCTATCGCAAAAAATTTAGTGCCAGGTGAAAAAACAATTCAAAAAGCTAAAATAATACAAAAATATGCAAAAGAGAGAGGTTTAAATCTAACAACTGGTGAAGCAACAAACGTACCTAAGATATTTCAAACTGAATCACATTTATCAACTACCGAAAAAGGTGCAAAAATATTTGATGATTTTTATGAAACAAGACCTGAACAAGTTAAAGTTTTTGTAAAAAATATGGCAGAAGAGTTAGGTGTAACAACTAAAGGTTTACCCAGAACAATTATGTTACAAAAAGAAAAAAAAGTAGCTGCTTTACTAAGAGACAACAGACAAAAATTATGGGAAAGATCAGGTGGACTAAAATTTAAAGATGAATTTTTTGATCAAGCCAAAGTAGATAATATCGTTGCAGAAATTGAAAGGTTAAAAACAAAAAACCCTTCATTGAATAACGACTTAACAAAATATGCTAATGATGTTAGAGCAAGTAAAGCAAATGGTGGTGAATTACATACAATATATAGAGAAATAAGAGATGTTAGATTAAACATACAAAAAAACCCAAATAAAACTGTAGAATTAACAAAACAACAAAGAATTTTTTCTAACATAGAAAAAAAATTAGACAGCTTATTGTCTGCCAATGCTAATTATACAAAAGCACAAACTAAATATAAAAAATTTACAAACGCCTACATAGAACCATATAATAAAAGCAAAATATTTGAAGATATCAAAGTTTCTGGTTTTGAAAATGATGCAGATAAAGTTGGAAAAATTTACAGAATGTTAAATCATTATACAACGACACCAAGAGATATAGAAAAACTTGCAAACGCATATAAAGCCAGTGGTAATCCTAAGGCTTGGCAAGAATTGGTATCTGCATATTTTGAGGATGGTTTTGTTAAATCAATTGCAGATAGTTCTGCCAATCCTAATTTTGCAAAAGCAATATCTACTTATTTTTTTAAATCACCAAGACATAGAGAAAATTTTACTGAAATGATGTATCAACTAGCAAGACAAAGGGGTGATAAAGTTATAAAAAAAGATATAGCAAATTCAGTAAATCTGTTTTTTGAATCTTTAAGAGCAGCAAGTAAAAAGCCATCTGTAGGATCGCCTACTGCACAAAGAGGTGAATTTTTTACTGAGCTAGAAAAAAATAAAATTTCACAAGCACTTGGTACTAGAGGTGGACTTCCTTTGACAGCTATTGTGACTGATTTTTTTGATAAAAGAAAATTATCTAAAAATGCACAGTCATTATCCGAAGCACTTACATCTGAAAAAGGCATAGATGCTCTTATAGATTTATCTAAACAATACAAAGACAAAGCTAAAGTTGGTGCTTATATAAGAGCATTGTATTTAACTATTGCTTCAGCACAAGGATTAAGAAATGAGGATGAAGAGTAATGAACGAAATTAGTCAATCAAAAAAAAATGAAATTGCAATAGTCAAATTAGAAGGTGAAATTAATTTATTGCATCTCAAGATAGACACCATTAAAAATAATCACCTTGCACACATTGATCAAAAAATAAATCTAATCTATAAGTTTATATGGTTGATTCTAGGAACAGGAATGGCAAGTGTCGCAAACCTGGTCGTAACCCTCTTACTAAAGTAGATATAGGCACAATCTCTGAACTATCAGCTGTTAATCTCTTGATACAAAGTGGATTTTATGTGGCAAGATCATGTCATGTTCAATCACCTTTTGATATTATTGCCGTAGATGAACATGGTAATACTCTATTAATTGACATCAAAACCAAATCCTACAGAAAAAAAAATAATTGCAAAATTACAAGAATACAAAATAAAAAACAAAAACAAATGGGTATTCAAATAATGACTATTGACCAAGAAAGAATTAAAGATAGAAAAGAACAAAAGGAATTTTTTGATAAATTAAATAATATGTTAGATAATTTTCCTAACAAAAATATGTTTAAAAAGAAAGACACACACAATGAAACAGATCCTAAAACTTAATACATTATTATTTTTTATTTGTAGCTTTGTTTACGCAGAGACAACACAAAATAATTCATCCGGTAGTAACACTAATATTTCTGGTGGGTATACTTCAAGTGCAACTAACACTTATCAAAGCGGTTCATCAAGTAATACAACAACTACAAATAATTCTTCCTCCAATATAAGATCAGCACCCCCTAGTGCATTTGCACCAAACCTTTCACCATCCGGTATGGATGTTTGTTCAGTATCTGCTTCTGGTGGTATTCAAACTTTTGGTATGGGATTATCAGCAGGTAAAAGTTTTAGAGACAAAAACTGTGAAAGAATTAAATTAGCTAGAGAATTAAAATCAAATGGTATGGCAGTAGCTTCTGTAGCTTTGCTTTGCCAAGACGCAAGAGTTTTTGAAGCCATGATTCATGCTGGAACTCCTTGTCCGTTTAATGGCAAGATTGGTAAACAAGCAGATAAGTTATGGAAAAAATACAGAAAACTAAGACCAGATCATAATACTTATACTAAAAATTTAAAAGTTATTGAGGAGACCGATGCGAAACTTAATACTACTGTTAAGTCTTCTTCTAATAAATCAAAGTAATGCAGAAGAAGCTACATCTGGTAACTTGTTGCCTAATGCAGGTGTAGGCACAACAAACTTACAAAACCAATCTGGATCAATAGATGGTATTAATGGATCAAATGGTTGGACAACATCAGGTATATCCAATTTTAATAATGAATTAGAAGCCAATGGTACAGGTACAGTATCATCTAATGGATCGCTTGTAGGGATTACAACAGAAAAACAAAATGGCGGTCAATTCACAACAACTGCTGATAGCTTAGATGGTGGCGTTAGATTAAATTCAACGACCGAAGTACAAAACTGTGAATGGTCTGGTTCAGCTCACCAATGCGGTCAAGCAACCAATGGCAGAGATAGTTATTCAACAACAGTTAATATTTTAGATGCAAACAACAATACATTATCAACAGTTACACAAAACAGAAACAATGATGCTGGATACTATGGTAACACTTTTACTTATACCGATACTGTTATTTATACAGGAACCGGATCTAGAAATTGGAACTGGACTTGGACAGGTATTGATGGAAATGATATTAATAGCACAAGTGCAGTTGCACCAAATTTACTAGGTGCTGAACTTACTGCTACACTTCTTGATATAGATTACACTATTTTACCACCTGCAATACAAACAGAGCTAACATCTTTTAACAATGAAATTAGTCAAGAGTTTAGAGAGTTTGAACAAATTTTAAAAATTGAAAAAGAAATTAAAATTGAAGAAACATTTACATTTGAACAACCATTAACATTGCAAGAATTTAAATTTGAAGAAATCAAAAAAGAACCAAAGTTTGAAGTAATAAAAGAAGAAGCTCCTATGGAACAATTGGAAGAAGCTCCAATGGAAACAATGTTAATTGAAAATAAAGCACCACAACCAAAAGAAATAAAACAAAAAGAAGAATTAGGTGGTCAAGGTCTTACATCAAAACAAGAAATGACTGAGGAACAGGAGTCAAATCCTCAAGAGTCATTTGCTGAAAATAAAGAAACAAACCAAGAGCAAAAAACGACAAAGCAGAAAATAAGTGAACCTGACAAATCGGACACTGCTTCAGGTGATTCAAAAAATAATATAAATGTTTCATTAAATAAAACTATGGCAAAGATTGATGCCAAAATCAAGAATATAGACAAAAACTTACGATTTAAAAACTTTGTTAAAATTAAGGCGATGACATCTAATAATTTGCTTGAACAATACAAAATTCCTTTTTATAAAAGTAAACGTATTTATGAAAATCAAAATAATATTAGAGATAATAGAACATTATATTCTACAAAGACCCTTGTATCTTATACACAAAACGACCCAATATTTGCTAAAGAAAAGGCAATTAATAAGATTAGACTTGAAAAGCAAAGATTGATAAACGAAATACAGGTATTGAAAAATGGTTAAAAAATTACAAGATAACTTAGCAGCTATCGCAGCACTAATTGGTGTGGTGGGTGCAATCGGTGCAGGGTTTATCACTTATGGCAAAATGCAAGAACAAATAAACGCTGTCGCTGGACTTGACTTGAATCCGTTAATTAAAGAAATTGGACAACAAAATATAAAAATTGAAAAACAAAATAGAAAGATTGCAATACTAGAAAAGAGTATGCAAGTTTTAGAATTACAAATCAAAGAATTTAAAGCACAAAATTCAAATCCATTATTAAAATGAATCATATCAACATAACAGCTTTTGCTGTTTTAGGAGGTTACAATGCAAAAACTTTATTACAAATTTTTACGATGGCTTCTCAAAATTGTATCAAGGTGGGAAAATCGTTTATGGAGAAAATTATACATTAAAAGAATAAACGACAGATGAAACTATCAGCTAACTTTACTCTTTCAGAATTAACTAAAAGTCAAATGGCTACAAGACATGGCATACCCAATGATCCAAAACCAGATCATATAGATAATCTTAAAGCATTATGTATTAATGTTTTGCAACCCATTAGATCAGAATTTTGCAGACCTGTGATGTTAAGTTCAGGTTATAGATCACCTGAATTATGTGTAAGAATTGGAAGTTCAATAAACAGCCAACATACTGCCACTAATAGTGCTGCTGCTGCTGATTTTGAAATACATTCTGTATCAAATAAAGATTTAGCTTTATGGATAAAAAACAATCTTGAATTTGATCAATTAATTTTAGAATTTCATAATGAAGCTGAACCTAATAGCGGATGGATTCATTGTTCGTATTCTTCAAAAACAAACAGAAACCAATCTCTCATTGCCTACAGAGATGAGAATGGTAAAGTACAATACAAACCAGGAGTTTAGAAAATGTGGTTATCGGCAATTAAATTAGCAGCTCAAGTTGGGAGTAAAGTATACGCTAACAGACAAAAAGCAAAGATGGCTATGTCTGAAGCACAATTACTCCATGCTGAACGACAAGCTAGGGGAGAAGAGCAGTATCAAGGTAAACTTCTAGAAGCAAGGCAATCGGACTGGAAAGATGAGGCAGTTTTGATAATTCTCTCAACGCCTGTCATGATTTTGGCTTGGGCAGTCGTATCGGATGACCCAACCGCAATGGATAAAGTAAAATTATTTTTTCAAATGTTTAGTGAATTACCTAGTTGGTTTACTAATTTGTGGATATTAGTTGTTGCTAGTATTTATGGTATTAAAGGAACTCAGATATTTAGAAACGGAAAAAAATAATGATAGAAGCATTGCTGTTTATATGCACTCTTATTATTTTCTTAGACTATTTTAACAAATCATTTTTAATTAAAGACAAAGACGATCCTGATACAAAAAGATGGATTGCTGAAATTGAAGCTGACAAAAGAAGAGAAAAATTTAAGGATAAAGAAATTAAATGAAATATATGTTATTTATTATGCTATGTTCTTTTGAACATAAAACCTGTCTGCCTCCGCTTGAGGGTGGTATGTTTGTTTCTGAAAAAGAATGTATAAAAGATGGTTTTGTAAAAAGTCAAAAAGTATTAGAACTTATTGACGAAAAAGCATTAAATGAAAATGAATATAAAATTCTTTATACCTGCGGAGAGTTGAATGAAAGGGTATAAAATAGGAGTTCATAAATCAAGATCAGGTGGTCTAACAAAAAAAGGTGTTGCAAAATATCGTAGAGAAAATCCTAGTTCTAAATTACAAACTGCGGTTACAACTAAACCTAGTAAACTTAAACCTGGATCAAAGGCAGCTAAAAGACGTATTAGTTTTTGTAAACGTATGAAGGGTATGAAAGCTAAACTAACTTCTGCAAAGACTGCAAGAGATCCTAATTCAAGAATTAATAAAGCATTGCGTAAATGGAATTGTAGGTGAGGCGAAAAAAACCTAAAAAGGTTAGTATTCGCAGTGTTGGTGTCTGTAGATATTGCGATGAATTACTAGACACCAGCGATAATTTTGTTATCTTTGCAGACAAGTCATCAGCACATCATGAATGTTACAGAGTAGACGCAGAAATGCAGGAGCAAAAAAATGAATCTAAATAATAATATACCACCACAATACGCAAAGATTAGAAAAGAGTTTCTTTACAACAAAGAAAAGCACATTGGGGAATCAGAGGATTGTGTGATACATTCAGTAACCACAATGGAAGGATATACACCTTTATTTAATATTCTTCTTCCCAATGGAGCTTTCTATTGCAGATTACCTATTCATGCTTTCTTTCATAAAGATTATGACAGAGAAGATATTAAAGACCCAGAACTAAAAGAACTAACGTATTGGGATTGTATGTCTTACTTTGGTAGTGTGCATCATTTTAATTTTGTTGGTTCATCTAAAGTAAAATTTATGGGTAGAGATAAAGCTACACATGATGGCAGTTATTTATTTACTATTGATTATGCACATCCAAACAAAAATATCATAGACACTACACACTCTGAAATTGCACAAGAACATAAGTACCATCACTTTATTATTATTGAAGATAGTTATTTAAAGGGTAATTTTGCACTTATGCCAAACAATAAGTGTTTGTTTAATGTACCAAATTTTACAGTTGAAAATGCTGTGCCAGATTATAAAGTGAACATGGAATATTTATCTGTTGAAAATGATAATTGGAAAACAGATAATACAAACAATCAATATTATGGAGTAGAAGATGAATAACATACTAACAACAATAAAACACCTTTTGTGTAAAATTTTATGTATCAAACAATGTCAATGTTTATGGAAAAGCAAAGGTAGAAAAAAATGAGTAATGAAGTTTTAAGATTATTAAAACAAAATGATCCAGACAAAAAATTAAGACAGGAGGGTAAATTGCCACCATTAAGAATAATAAATGCAAGTAAATACTTAACCGGTAAACAAAAGAAATTACCTGCAAAGCTTAAAGCAAAAATCATTAAATCAAAGATGA